CGGCGGGTTCTTCCGGCTCGGCGGGGGCGGGGTTGTTGTCGCCGTCCTCCGGTTCGTCTTCGTCCGTGCCGACATTCTCGACGTTTTCGGGCGGCAAATCTTCGCCGTCGTCTTCCGCCGTCTGCACTTCGTTGGTGAGCGAGCCGATAACCTGCAACAGTTCATCGGGGCTCAATTCGGCATCCTGCGCCAATAAAGGCTGCACGGCTGCCTGAATACGCGCTTTCGCGCCTGCTTTCAGTTTCATGATTTTCCTTTCGTGAAATGGGTCTGCATCGCTTACTACAACATCACGCCCCGCCCGACCCACATCGACAAGGGCTACATGGTTTCCGACAATATCGCGCATCACACCGTCGTAATGCCGGCCTTCAAATTCGCCTGCGGTCATATCGGCGGTGTAGTGGTACGCACTGGATAGCTCCACCTGCTCGCCGCTCTCAATACCGGCAATCGCCTCCGCATCCCACACGGCCAGCGAACATTTCAGGTAGCCGTCTTCAAACACGGTATCGCTGCCGGTCGTGCCTGCAATCACTTCTTTCTGCGGCTCATCGGCAGAAACGGGGATGTGTTTGCTCAATAAAGGCAGGTTGTTGAACGTCGGTGCTGCCTTTTCCAACTCTTCAGGGTCTCGCAGCAGGTAGTAAACCTTTTTCGGCTCAAGCCCCAGTTGTTGGTAATTGGGGATTTCGCTGCCGTAGTAGGGGTTTACCGTGGCCTTGCTGATGTTGGAGCTTTCCACATGCAGCCTTCCGTCTTGGTCGTAGGAGCGCAGGGAGCGGTCTTGGGCGATGGAAAGGCGGCCTTCGTCATAGGTTCCTGTTACATCGCGCCCGTTTTGGTCAGTTATCTTCATAATGCGTATATAGCCTACTGTTTCGGGTGCTTGTCCGTCTTCGGCAAAGGGAGTATGATTATCTGCGTAGGAAACAAAACCCGCCGCTTGGTCGCTGTCTTTTGCGGTTTCAATGCTTGCAGGCGCGTTTCCTACTTTTTCTTTGCCTGCCAAACGCTGGTTATAGGCAATCATCTCATCTACCGCTTCCAATTCTCCGTTGGGCAACTCTCCCGCTGCGGCTTCCAATAACACCCGATAATCGTCAATCTCCACTTGTTTTTGATATTTGTGGAAAGCAACGAAATTATCTTTTCTTTCGTGTGCCAGCTCTTCCCTGCCGATAAACTTACCCGTCTGAAACACATCGGCAACAAATGTAACTGCCTGTGCGTGCAGCTTTGAACGGCTGGCATTAAAGCTAAGATGGTCTGTGCTGTCGTTACGGTTGAAAGTTACTTTTTTGCCGTCTGATGTGGGGATTGTTTTACCTTGTAGGTTTTCGGACAGCCATTGCTTGGCTGCGCGGCGCAAATCGCCCCGTGTCGGATTTTCAGGCAGGTTTAATCTGCCGTTTTCAGACGGCCTGCCGCTGCCGAATTGCCCATTCTCCGCCCTTGGATGTTTGGATTCGTCCCATTCGGCATCCATCGCCAACATTCGGCGGGCTTTGCTCAAAATGGCTCTCTGTTGCGTATTCATGTGTTGAATCCTTTAATCACGGCGCGGCTCGTACAGCGGCAGTTCGGCTCGGTTCCGGGCTGTACCCATTTACCGTCCAGATACATGCCTTTGCTCACATCGAACCGTTTGCCGTTGGCGGCAACATGGCTTGGGCGAGGCTCTTTGCCTGCGTGGGAGTGCATCCATATGGCTTCCGTGATGCCCAATTCCTGCCGCCGTGCCTTTTCAATAGCCGCCTTAGCTTTGTTGGTTTGGTCTCGCGCGATAAAGGCGGCTCGGCGTTCGCTGATGCCGTAATCCTTGCGCAGTTCGCGGGTCAGTTGCGCCATGTCGTAGCCTGCATTCACGCTGCGCCATACGCTTTCTTCCACCCGGTTCAAGTATTGCTGGCCGATGGAGCGGATAAGCGAGACGTTGCCGCCCAATACGGCCTGCAAGGCGGTTTGCTGCTGCGCTGTGGCACGAAAACGGACGGTAAAGCCTGCCTCCCGCAAGGCCGTCTGAAAGGCTCTCTCTGTGTGGCTTGCACTTTGATTGGCGAATATCTCGGCAATTTGCGGGGCGAGTTTGTCCAGTCGTGCCAGCCAATAACGCAACAGGGCGGACAAAGCAGCCTGCAAGCCGTCCGTCAGGCTGTCTTGGGCAATGCCTTTCGGGTAGTGCCGTTCAAGCAAGCTCTGCACGTCGGCGCGCATTTCACGCAACAGCTTTTTCAGGCTTTTGCGGTAGGCGGCCTCTACGCCCAGGTTGGGCTGTATCGGCTTGAGGATGATGTCTTTATCGGACGGGGCGGATAACTTCATGGCTTGCTTTCGACGGATAGCTGGCATACAATGGAATCAAGCGGTATTTGTACAGGCAAAGAGGTGGCGTAATATGAACGCGCCAAGGTGCTGGCCTGAAGAAAATGCCGCTCCCCAAGGCAACGGCGGTTCAATAACCCAGTCTTAGCAACTGGCGATATACCGTAGATTAAACGTTGCCTTTTTCATTTGTCTACCCAAAACCCGTGGTCGTAATAACGTCTGCCGTCTGTTTGGTGTTTCACAGTAATCAGCATCCGCCTTACTTCCCCTTCAATCGCCACGTCTGCCGAATATTTCTCAACTTCAAGAACATTGCTGTCTGCAATCTTTGGCTTCTCTGCGTGAAGAAAATGCGCAGCCTGCAACATATCCGGAATAATCGGGATGGTTTTAATCAACCCGTCATTTCCGTGTGCGATGGTGTGTTTTACTCCGCTCATAGAAACCATGATTTCATGCCCAGTTTCTCGGTTTTTAAAAGTCTTCCCGACAAACTGTCGTGCGAACGCCCGGGCTTTCTCGCGCAGCTCCTTCATGCTTGACCACAAGCCCAGTTCGTTACCCTTAATTTCGGGTATATCTGCTTGTGGTTGGCCGTCTTGTTTTTCAGGCTGCCCGTTTCCTCCCCCAAACTGCCCATTCTCCGCACGCGGATGCTTGCTTTCGTCCCATTCGGCATCTTGGGCAGGTTCAGGCTTTGGGTCGTCAGGGTCTCCGCCTTCTTCCCCTTCGCCGTCATTCAGGCCGTCTGAAAAGCCGTCATCGGGCATTTCAGGCACATCTTCCACGTCGATGCCGTTGTAACCGCTGTCCGGCTCGCTTGCCAGCCGACCGCGCACTTCCTCTGCCGATACCACGCCGGCCTGAATGTAGGCCACGTCGCGGTCGGTGTCGGATTTGCGGATGGTGGAAAGCTCGGTTTCGCTCATCTGCTGCAATGGCACGAAGTCGAACGTGATGTTGTCGTTTACTTTCCCGAACAGGTGCAGTTGCACCAGTTTGAGCAGCTTATCCAGCGGGTCGCGCAGCAGGTTTTCCTGCATGGCGCGGATGTGGTCGTAGTAAACGGCAATCTCGCCCTCCGTGCTGGCATTCAGGCCGCTGGGCGTAATACCGAGTAGCTTCACCAGCGGCGTATGGCTGGGTGCGGCCATCTGCTCTTGCGATTGGGCAAGCAGCGCATCCAAGCCGGACAGCGGGGTGTTGAACTGGAAGAACTCTTCATCGTCTTTGCTCAACAGCATTAAGCCGCGAATATCGCGCAAACGGTTGTACAGTTCGGCACGCAGCATGATGTTGATGTCTCCGTCATCGCTGCCACTCAATATCGCACTCATGTCGGTTTTGATGCCGGACAAAGAGAAGCTGTGCAGCAGGTCGCTGACGGAATCCACGGTACGCAGCCAACGTTCCACATAGGGCATCATGAGCTGCGTCATACTCACGCCGCCGAAGTTGTAGGCGGGTTTAAGCATATCCGGCACGGGGCGGGAAATCAGGGTAAACAGTCGGCTGGCATGGATTTCCTGTGCCATCACATACCATGCCTTCGGCTTGTAGAAGTCGGGCAATGTCGGATCGATGGCGTTGTATGGCGCGGGGGTCGTCCACATCGGCTCAATATTCACCAAGGCTTTCAGACTGCCCTTGGCAATGGTTTTCTCGGTCAGCAGCAGCGGATTGGCGAGCTTGCCGTCGTGGTCTTTGATTTGCACCAGTATCTGGCCGCGTCCGAATAAGCCGTCTGTTTCGATGGCCTTGCGGAACACATCACGTACGTTCAGCCGCTCGTAGCATTCCTCAATCTGTTTGATGAGGTCGCTGCTGTCTTCTTCGCCCACGGATTTGATTTCTATCCATTGGCGGGTCATTTCGCTGGCGGTGGTTTCGCTCACGCTGCGGTATTCGGAAATCTGTGCCAACTCGGCCAAGCGCGGATAACCGATAAAGCCGGTGCCGAAAAAGCAATCAGCCCCAAAGTTTCCTAAGGGGCTGCTGTCCATGGCTATACCGTTTGGCTTCACGCCGTCCGGCAGGGCTGGGAAATCCAAGCTGTATGATGCAGGCTGCTTTTCAGGTAGCCTTTGCAACGCGCGGCGCATGGCCTTGACGTTCAGCTTGTTCTTTTTCTTACTCATAGTCCGCTCAATATCTTGGGGTTGATGTTCAATCCGCCCTGCACAGGGGCAAAGGCCATGACCAGCGCATCCGCCCGGTTCGGGCTGGGGATGCCGCGCTTTTTCATGTCTTTCTTGCTCTCCACCTTCACGCGCCCGTTTTGGTCGTAATCCACCTGCGGGCGGCTCAGTTCGGCAGTCAGGTATTCCAACTCGTGCAGGCTGCTTGAAAGGCTGATAAGCTGGTCTTCGGGGTAGTTGTCCCCGTGATGGACGGCGCGCCATGTCTTGTAGAAGCGGTCGCGCACCATCCACCACGCCTGCGCCTTGATGTTGGCGAACATGTCGCGGTTTTTCTTGTCGTCGGTGTATTTGGCATCAGGTTTGTACACCGCACCGCCGGCATTGAAGCCAAGCGTCTGCACCTTGCCGCTCTTGCGTCGGAACTGTGCCTTCACACCAGCACCCACGCCGATGTTGTCGTACACGATGCGGTCAATATCCTGCTCTTGGGCGTATAGGTAAACCTTGTCGGCGGAATAAATCACGTCTTGGCCGCGCCATTGCTGCATATCGGTTACGACCGAGCCATGCCGCAATACGGTGGCGTTGGCATCATCACCTTCATCGGCCACGTCAAAACCAAGGATGCGCCGGCCTGCGGCTGAGAAGCCCAGTTTTTCATGCGCATCAATGGCAGCTTCAATCCAGCTTGGCTTGATAATTGCCAGCTCACTATCAGCAACCGGCTCACCCAGCCAAATATGACGGTAAAGGTCTTCGTCCCGCTCTTTGCATTCAAGCATGTCAGCCAGTAGCGGCGTATCGGCAAAATGCGGATTGATGTCGTAGTTAGCCTTTAAGACGATGCTGTCTTTGGGCGGGTGGACGATGAACCGCTGATAGGTATCGTCCAAAATATTTTTCGGGTTGAAGCTCACCCATATTTCCGCGTTTTTGTCGCCACGGATGGACGGTATCAATACATCCCATGAATTCTTCGTTACCGCTTCGGCTTCTTCTACCCAACACACGCCGACACCCTGAATCGATTTGATTTTGGTAACGTTGTTCTTGATGCCGTAAAACACAAACTTCGCGCCCGTGCCTTTATGGGTGATGGTGGATTTCAGAATGTCGAACTCATCCGTGTAGCCCAAGCGTTCGATGGTCTCAATCAATAGCTGATAAACCGAATCATCCAGCGAGCCTTGAAACTCACGGGCGCACAGAATAACCGTGCCGATGCGGCGCGATACCTCAACCGCCAATTC